CACTGACACCTGATGTTACTGTAAAGTTTGTTGCTGTGTTGTTACCAGTATATGTTCTATACACCAGAGTGCCTGAACTACTTACTATACTTGTTGCTGCTAAAGTTGTAACTTCAATGTAAGCAGTATTTGGTGGAACAGAATCAAATGTTAAAATGTTTCCTGATAAACTATAAGAAGTTTTAGGTTGCATTACACCTTGTACAGAAACAAAGATTATATTTTCACTGTCTGGTGTTGTAGACAAAGTGAATGCTGAATTTGAACCATCACCAGTAAATGCATCAACATAACCAGTTAATGTTCCACCAGAACCGGTGTTTGCCTTATTGAAGGCTGCGTTTGCTTGTGCTCTAGCCCAAGTGTCTGCACCGCCAGCAGTATTGGCTGCCGTGAAAGCCGCATTGGCTGTGTTGTATGCGTTGTTGGCTTGATTTCTAACCCACGGATCCGTTGCATTGTTAGCAGCATTAAAGGCTGCGTTAGCAGTTACAAAGGCACCGTTAGCGAATGATGCAGCTGAGTTTGCTTTATCGAAAGCACCATTAGCAAATGATGCAGTTGTATTTTGTGCTGTATAGGATGCATTAGCAGTTATAAAAGCTGCATTAGCAAATGAGGCACCAGAGTTTGCCGTTGTGTAAGATGCATTAGCGAAACCAGCCGTTGTATTTTGTGCGTCATAGGATGCATTGGCTCTTAGAAATGCACCGTTTGCGAATGAGTTAGTTACACCTATTGATGTTGCAATTGTTGTACTAAAGTTTGCATCATTACCTAATGCAGTTGCCAATTCATTTAATGTATCTAACGTTGTTGGCGCAGAGTTTACAAGATTTGCAATTGCATTACCAACATAAGTTGTTGTTGCATATCCAGCAGAAGCATGATTGCCCCAAGCATATGCTGCATTGGCTGTTATGAAGGCACCATTAGCAAATGATGCACCAGAATTGGCTGCATTGTATGCTGCGTTTGCTTGTGTTCTTACCCAAGTATCTGTTGAGTTATTGGCCGCATTAAAGGCAGCATTAGCAGTTATGAAGGCACTATTAGCGAACGATGCGGCTGAGTTGGCAACGATAAAGGATGCATTAGCAAACGAAGCACCAGAGTTGGCTGTAACAAAGGCACCGTTAGCAAAACTACCAGCATTATTGGCTGTATCATATGCATTATTAGCTTGAGTTCTTACCCAACTATCAGTAGAATTGTTCGCTTGTAAGAAGGCCGCATTAGCGGTTGCATATGCCGAATTGGCTCTGTTAAATGCAGAATTGGAATTGTCTGTAACTACTGGAACATTACTTAACAATTCACGTACTTGAATTATTGATCCGTTTGCGGGAGATTCCACAAAGGTAATAGTATTTCCTGTTACACTATAATCTGTTAATGGATTTTGTGTAATACCATTATCAAAAATAAGAATACTATTTGCTGTTGTATTAGATGAAATTGAAAATGTATTTGTGTTACCATCACCAGTAAAATTTCTGGTTATATAATATAAAGCAGCAGTATTACTAGCTGTAATAATTGTGTTGTATGCTAAATTGGCTGTAATAAAAGCCGCATTTGCTTGTGCTCTTGCAAAAGTGTCTGCACCACCACCCGTATTTGCTTGTGCATAGGCTGCATTAGCATGGCTAAAAGCCAAACTAGATATTGTTACACCGGTATTGGCTTGTGTAAATGCACCATTAGCAAATGAAGCACCAGAGTTTGCAACTTCGTAACCGGAGTTGGCTCTTAAAAAAGCACCATTAGCAAATGATGCTGCCGCATTGGCTGTTACAAAAGATGCATTAGCAAATGTTGCACCAGAATTGGCTGATACAAAAGCTCCGTTAGCGAATGATGCACTAGTATTTGCAACTCCGTAACCAGAATTTGCACGTTCAAAGGCTGCATTAGAAAAGATTGCGGCTGAATTGGCTGCAACAAATGCACCATTAGCGAATGAACTTGCATTGTTTGCCTGCGTGAAGGCACCATTAGCAAATGATGCTGCCGCATTGGCTGTTACAAAAGCACCATTAGCAAAACTAGAACCTGAATTTGCCGTAACATAACTGGAGTTTGCTCTATCAAATGCACCGTTTGCAAATGAACCGGCACTTGTTGCTTTACTATCAGCTGTATTGGATGTTGTGAATGCTCCGTTAGCAAAACTTGCTGCTGAGTTGGCAGTTACAAAGGCACCATTAGCAAAACTACTAGCGCTATTGGCTGTATCGTATGCATTATTAGCCTGACCTCTTACCCAAGTATCTGTTGAATTGTTAGCCTGTGCGTAGGCCGCATTAGCACGGTCAAAGGCTGCATTAGAAAAGATTGCAGTAGTGTTTTGTGAAAGATATGATGCATTTGCGGTTACAAAGGACGCATTAGCAAACGATGCTGATGAATTAGCCGTATCAAATGCATTATTAGCCTGACCTCTTACCCACGTATCAGTAGAATTATTTGCCTGTGCATAAGCAGCATTGGCTCTATCGAAGGATGCATTTGCAAATATAGATGCCGAGTTAGCAACCACAAAAGAACCATTGGCAAACGAAGCTGCCGAGTTGGCCTTATCATATGCCGTGTTAGCTTGTGTTCTTACCCATGTATCGGTAGAACTATTGTTGGCTTGTAAGAAGGCCGCATTGGCAGTTGCATACGCTGCATTGGCAGTGTTTGATGCATATGGGTCTACGGCACCACCGCCAGTGATAGTTGTTATCTCAACATTGGCACCATTTTCAAATGTGCTGTCAAATGTAACTACATTACCAGTAACAGTATATGTACTTCTTAATTGAGTAATACCATCAACAACTGCAATTATATAATTTTCACTAGTCGGTGTTGTACTTAAATTAAATGTTGTTGTTGCACCATTAGCAGTGAACTCATCAGAATAAACTGATACTGGTGCTGCAGTAAAGTTTCCACCCGTATTTGCTTGAGCATAAGCCGCATTGGCACGAGCAAAGGCCGCATTGGCAAAAGAGGCTGCTGAGTTAGCAGTTACAAATGCACCATTGGCAAATGAACCGGCTAACCTTACATCCTTTTTATCTTGGTTGCCAATGTAACTAAATTCCATGTTATGTTATTTCCAATAAACTCAAAATAACATCTGCTGCTGAAGCATTACTTGTTGAAACTTTGAGAGCATCATTGGCTCTCATTACTAATTTCTGTTCACCACCAATTGTAATCAAAGAATTACCTGGATCAATTACAGCCATCTTAACCATATAATAATCCGACCCACCGGAAGTTAAGATAACGTTTGCAGTTATTGATGTGTTTAATATGTTTGCAATCGTCATGCCAATGACCGTGGTCGATACATTGGCACCAGCTGTATAGATTGTGGTAGGTGATGTTCCGACTGCTGCTTGTAGTTGATTTTTAAAAGTATTTGCCATTTAAATTCCCTATTATTATCTATTTATTCTATCAACTAAAGGCGATTGTGAACGCAACAATGTCGGAGTTTACATCTAGGGCGGTTGTTCCTGTGTTTGCCTTATCATAGGCTGCGTTGGCATGAATAAAGGCTGCATTAGCAAATATAGCCGTGGTATTTTGTGCTGCATATGCAGCGTTGGCACGGTCAAACGCAGGACCAGGATCACTTCCTCCTGATACCGATGCATTGATTGTGATTGTTTTTGTGGTTGTGTTGGTGCTGATGGTAATATTATTACCAGCAACGAAAGACAAGGTGTCTGAACCACTTCCCGCAAATATTAGGGAGCTGTTTGAGTTGATTGTGTCAAACGAAAATTGGTTGGAGATGTATGAAGTTCCACCAAGACTGTTTTTATAAAACAGTTTTCCATCGGCGTAGTTAAGAGCGACCTCACCAAATGCAAGACCTGATGGTGTGTTTCCTGTTACGCCTGATTTTTTTAACTGTATTGCTGTGTTTGACATTTACTTAAAACGATCCGCCATCCTTGAGTTCGCCATCAGCACTAACTAAACTTGTTATAGCAGTTGGTGCCACTTCTTTATTCAGCTGTTCTTCAATTTTTTTTCGCTTGGCAGGAGGTAGTTGTAAGTATTCAATCTTTTCAGTTAATGATTTAATCGTATCATTTAAATTACTTTTTTCAGTTTCATGTTTCTGAGTCAACAGTTTAACATTCTTGTCATTTTCTTGATTAATGCCATCAATCTTTCCATTATTTTCGGCATTAATAGAGTTGATTCTATTCTCAAGTTCTGTACGAACTCTATTAGTTTCTTCTCTGGCTCGAATCAATTCACCTTTAAACGTTTCAACGTGTGTTGCTTGATTCTTAACACTTTCATAGTCTCTAAACTTTGTGTTTAATTCTTCAAGTTCAACACGATGTTTATTGGCCAATTCATTAATGTCGGTACTTTGTTTAGAAACAAGTTTTTCCTTTTCGTCTAACTTGTTTCTTAATTCTTGTATAACATTATTTTCATTTGATGCATTGGCCTGTTCCAATTCTTCAATTAATGATTGTAATTCATTATTGGATCTTGCCAATGCTTCAAGTTTTTCACTCTGTTCTTTTACTACATCATCAGTAATTTTTTGGTTCGCTTGCATTGAAACATTTCGGACAACACAGTCTGTCATTGTTGCCGTCAATGTTTCAATATAATAATTTAAATACTTTTCATTTGCCATCTCAAACTCCTATCATAAAAAAATCTATTACATTATATAGTCAGCTTAGAATTGACCTCCATCCAAAGCGGATGACCAAATAGGAACACCTGCATTGGTTACTGTAAGAATTTGATTAGACCATGTTTGGTCGGATGAACCTGCAGCAGCAGTAACAGCTAGTGCATTTGAACCATCGCCGTATACGATACCCTTTGTTGTAAATGTAGAAGCACCAGTACCGCCTTGTGTTACAGTCAGACCAGATATATCACCAGCAGTTGCAGCACTTACACGGCCATAGGCATCAACAGTCAACGATGTGATTGTCTTAGCGGCACCTAATGTACCAGTCAATGTATACGTTACGTTAGCGATTGCTTGAATTGCACCATTGCCATTACCAACCAACATTCTACCAGCGGTGAATGTCGATGCACCAGTACCGCCTTGAGCAACTGATAGACCAGAAATTTCTTGTTGTGTGAATCCTGTTACACGACCATATACGTCTGTTGTAATATTGTTAACTGTGTTTGATGTTGCAACGTTTACGTTTACAACAGAAACGTTTGCTTGTGATACTAGACCACCTGTGCCGTTACCAAGAACAACCTGACCTGCGTTGAATGTACTTTGTCCTGTACCACCTTGGCCAACTGTTAGACCAGAAATTTGACTGAATGTTGCAGCGGTTGTTCTACCATATGCATCAACAGTTACAGAAGTAATGGTGTTATTTTGTGCGCCAGCACCAGTTTCAACATAAGTTGTATTAGCAAGTAGTTTTAATGAGTTTGAACCATCACCAACAAGGATAGAACCAGCTGTGAACGAACTTGCACCAGTACCACCACTTGATACTACTAAATCTGTACCTAAGATGAGATTATTAATCTCAGCGGTGCCAGCAACAAATAATGTTCCAACGTTTGCTTGAGTTGTATTAGCGTATGCTGCAATTAAATTGGATTTTAAAGTTGCTTGGCGGAAGGTTCCATCTGCAACGTTAATTACGTTACTTGTTGGATCGCCTGTGTAATTATCGAATAGATAATATGCACCATCACCAGCATGACGAATCAAACCAGCAGAACGGGCCGATCCATCATTATATGAACCAACAAAACCAATATCGACTGCATCACCTGTGTTGTTTGCTGCAAGACCAATCAATGAATCTTCAACTGTCAATGTTGTTACATCATATTTTGTAACTGCACCTAGAACAGCAAGGTTACCACTGATGGTAATATTACCATCAATTGTTTGATTCAAAGATGCAGTATTTGCACGAACAACTGTAGTGTCTACACCAAAAGAAACCGCATTGTCTGTTACTGCTGATGTGATACCTTCACCACCAATGAAAGTGATTGTGTCATCAACTAAATTAACTGAATCTGTACCGGTGTCGCCTTTAATAGCCAGTGTTGTTGAGATTGTTGCCGAATTGGCAATGGTCATAACACGACCGTTTGCAGACACTTGAATGATAGGTATTACTGTTGAACCACCATAAGTACCAGCAGTTAGACCAGCAATCGTATTAAGTGATGCACTTAATGTTGCATTTGCAGTACCATTAAACAACTGTGCAGAAGCAGTAATGTCACCACCAGTAACATCAATAAATCTATCTGTTTGGAATTGCGTTGCGGAGTTTGCGTTACCTGAGAAAGCACCAGTACTCAGTACACCACCATCAGAGAAACTAATACTTCTGACGTTTGCGTGGCCTAAGAAAACGTTACCAGCTGCGTCACGTTTAATTATGGTGCTTGCGGTATTTGAACTGGTAGCTGCATCAATCTGTGAGGTATAGTATTGACCACCAACATTAACAACACCTGTACCAGATGGTGAACCAATGAAAATAGTATTTGAAAGGTATGAATAACCAAGTTCACCAGCTTGTAGGCTTACTGGTGTGCCTAACGTGGTGGAACGCTTGATTAGAATTGAGGTGTTTCCGATGGCCATTATTATTATCCTTTTTGATTAGTTGGATTTAAATCCTATATCTATTTATGAAAAATTGCCTGCATCAATTATACTAAGTGCATTAGCAATATACTCTGGACCAGCAATACTGACGATATTATTGGTCCATAATTGGGTTTCCACATTTAATGTGGTACTACCAATGAAAAGTGTGTTGGAAAGAAAAGAAAATGCCAATTCTCCGTCAGCCAAGTTACTTGGTGCAGTGTTCGCATAGGAACGCAGTATCTGGATTGTTGTATTTGATGCCATAACTTATCTCAAAAGAAACCCATATCAACACCCTGGAATGCCAAATAAGTTACTGAGTTTGCCACTGCACGTTGAATTGCTTCTTCTGGAATCACACCAGCAATGGTCTGTACTGGTGTAAGACCACCAACCGGTGATACGACAAGCGCAATCGGATTAGGATTTGCTGCTGTCGGTGCAGCTGCAAATGAAATTGCACCAGTTGTTGCTTCAGATTTAATGACTGTACCATCCAAGTCAATAGTGTTACCACTTAGATATAGACTTCGGAACTTTCTTGTTCTACTACCAAGGTCAAATGTTCTTGATTCTGTTGGTATTAAATTACCATGAATTGGTGTATCGGTACCAAGGCCTTTGGCAGAAAATGTTTTGGTGGTTGAATTATAAACTATCACATCACCGGTGTTTGCACCAGTTAAAGATAAGTCTGTTAAACTTCTAAGTGTTTGTGTACCGTAAGATAGAGTTTTGACCCTTGATTTTTGTCCTTCTATTCTTACCCTAACGGTTGCTGGTTGTCTGACTGTTACTGTTGTCATGATGTTCCTTTAAAATACAGTAACTTGAGGCAATACGTTCACAATTCCTTCTAAAACCCTTGTAACATTGTTAGAAGAATCTTTTATAACAACATCATATACATATCTACCAGCAGAAATATTTGCTGTGTTTGCATATGGTAAAGACATAACCATGATGCCTTCAGTTGGATCATTAATAGTTATAACGAATTGCGCTGTTGTGTTACTTGAATAGTATGATTTTTTCATCACAGCTTTAATTTGGCAATTAACTAATTGAAAAGGTGTACCGTCAGCCTCATCCAATGCTACGGATGTATTGAAGCTTGAACCTTGTTCTAAAAATAATTCTTGATAACCTGCTGGCATTTTTTAACCCCTTTAGAGGTATTTATCAGTTATTCGGTTCGCATCCAAACATATAATGGATCAATGTCCGGTGTTGTATTTGCTGTGGCAAAGGCTGTGTTGGTAACTGCTACCCAGGTACCAAAACCAAACAATGTATTTGGATTAGCACTGTTCAATCCGTTCATATAAATTGAACCTATCGGATAACCAGTGGTTAATGTATTTATTGTGGTAGGAATAGAAGGTTTATCTGATAAATCAAAGTAAGAACCTGAGGTAGCCACTGAAGCTAAACCTGCAACAGCTGATGCGTTAATTAAAATTGCAATATTGTTTGCTGAAGTAAGTCTACCTCTGTTATCAACGGTGAATCTTGGCACAAAGGCTTGTGACCCAAGTGAGCCAGCCGTTACACCTGTTATAGTTAGTCTAGCAGATGGTAAAAATCCTGTGTTTATATTAGCTGCATCTGTTGTGTCTGTCGTTGCTGACGTGGCCAAACCAGTAACTTGTGAAGATGATATTGATATTGCAACGTTGGCTGCTGATGTAATTCTACCATAAGAATCGACCACAAATCTTGAATATGCGGAACCAGCTGCAAAACCATATGTTCCAACAGTTACTGCTGTTGTTGGTAATCTAGCCGCAGGTAAGGTACCTGATGTAATGTTATCAGCAACTGTAGTATCCGTGGTTGCTGACGCTACAAAATTTGGATAACTAGTAATCTGTGAAGTTGCAATTTGAATTGGTGTACTGTTTGCTGAAGTGATCCTACCTTTAGCATCAACAGTAAAACGAGAAACTTGACTTGGAGAACCAACCGATGTTGCAGTTACTTTGTCTGGCAACCTTGCATCAGCAAATGTACCGGACGTTACTTGACTTGTAGTTATTGCAACAGCCTGTTGTGACGCTGATGTAATTCTACCTTGAGCATCAGTTACAATTGTTGGTATTTGTGTGGCATCACCATAGGTACCAGCAGTCACTGCTGTGTTTGCCAGTACTGATGGCGTTATCTTTGTTGTCATTTATTCTGTCCTTTTAATACTTCAATCTCTGCTTTAAGTTCTTTAATTGCTTCAATCAAAACACCAACAATGTTGCCATAAGATACTGACATAAACTGGTCTTCACCTTCATGTTGCATAACAACTTCTGGAAGAACTTCTTTTATTTCTTGTGCAATAACACCAATGTTCTTTTCACCATTATCAATTCTTTCAAAAGAAACACCACGCATATTCATCACTTTATCTAAAGCGTTTTCGATTGTTTGAATGTTTGTTTTTAATCTAATATCAGAGAAAGCAGTTACGTTGCCTGCCATCGTCAAGTTACCTGACATGTCCATTTGGAATCTATTTGCAGATGCAGACCATCCACCAATTCTAAACACGTTGTCGTTGTCGAGACCCATATTGATAGCATATGCACCTGGTCTGTGGAAAGACATAGTTGCATGGTTTGTACCAACAGCACCACTATTACCATAAGCCACCAATGTTCCCGCTTGGCCACCATAATTCACCGAGGTGGATGATAAATGGTTTCTTGTACCTGTGATACTGAAAGTATCACTTGTGTTTAAAACATCAGAACCATTTACTTGAAGTCCTCCACCAGGCATATAATATTTGCTACCGTCCCAATATAGATATCTACTACCCGCACTATTCAAGAAAACAACGCCTGTTGTTCCACCACTTCTATAAGCATAGATATCACCGGATGTGGTTAATGCTGCATAACCACTTCCAGTTACTGTTACTGCTCCAGTAAATGCCGCACCTGATAATTTTGCTATGCCTGATGGTAGTCTTGCATCAGCCAATGTTCCGGATGTAATGTTACTTGCATTAGTTGTATCTGGAATGGTCGGGAAGTCGGAAATTTGTGACTTGGTAATTGAAATTTGTTGTTCACTAGCAGCAGTAAGTCTGCCTTTTGCATCAACAGTAAAACGTCCAACCCTATTATTACCACCATATGATCCAACACTTACTGCGGTTGATGCTAGTCTTGCATCAGCCAATGTTCCTGAACTGATGTTACCTGCATTGGTTGTATCTGTTGTAGCAGATGCTGCAAAAGTTGGATAACCAGTAATTTGTGAAGTCGCAATTTGAATTGCAACGTTAGATGCACTAGTAATTCTACCTTTTGCATCAACAACAAATTTTGGTATTGAACTTGCTGTGCCATAACCTGTTGCACCTACACCAGAATTATTTAAGTTGGTATCAGAAATTATACCAGAAAGTTTTGATGTTGCGAGACTTGTTAACCAAATTGGATCGGCATATGAACTACTTGAATACAATCCATTTGTTACTGTGCCTGCATTACCAGTGATACTATGTGTAAGTGTGTAACCTGAATTTGCATGATTAGTCACATATGCGGTTGTCGCAAACACAGTATTCGATGCTAAGTTTATCGGCATTGTCAAACCAGCAACACGACCAGTGAATGTGCCACCAACTATTGGCATCTTTCTAGTTTCTAGGTTGTCAATTGCATCTTGAATTGTTGAACCAACCATATCACCTGACGCAGGACCATAAACAATGTTGTTTGCAAAGTATTCATACACTGCATAACCATCAACCTCGACCAATATCTTATCACCTGTTACTGGTGCGCTTGTGAACTGAACAATTGAGTTTGAAGTGAATGCGAAATATTCGGATTCTAATTGACGCACACCGTTAATATATGTTCTTAGTTGTGTACCAACACTAAAGGTTGGTGTAGTAAATTTGGTTGTGAGGCTGTCACCAGTATATGATAAACGTGATGATGAAATTCTAGAACCCGGTTGTGTGCCACCTCCACCTTCACCTGTGCCACCGGTTACCCAAGAATAACCACCTGCACCATCTGTACCCAAAACTTTTCCTGCGGCACCTGAACCTGCTGCAGCAGTGACAGTCAAACCAAATAATGATGCGTAGGATGATGTTCCTGTACCGCCTTGGCCAACCTGTAGTGGTGTTGTCAGTGACAGTGCAGCAAAGGTTGGTGAACCTGTTGTGGTTAGGTCTTGTGATGTGCTAATGGACAATGTGTTACCAGTATCATTATCATTTGTGGCAAATATAATAATACCATTGTTACTCTTTAAAGTAATACCTGCTGCATTTGCAGAAATTGAGCCTGTTGTTCCACGAATTGAAGAAATAACACTGTTTGCCTTTTCAAATGCTGCATTGGCCTGTGCAAATGCTGGTGCAACTTGAGGTGCCACATTGTTTGCAGATTCATATGCTGCGTTTGCATGTCTAAATGATGCGTTCGCAAATGATGCGGTTGTATTTTGAGCCGCATAAGATGAGTTGGCTCTTACAAAGGCACCGTTGGCAAAAGTGTTGGTTGAATTTGTGACTGATGTAAAATAATTATTTGCTGTTTGTATTTTTGCATCTAATGTGTTTGCAGCCAATGATGATGCAATAACCAATGGATTGGTAGAATCCAATGCGTCACTAAGGTGTTCGTTTGTTAAGATTCTATAGTAGTCACCAGTGTTTACGCCATATAGTTCCCACCATTCTTGTGATTCGTTCCAAAAAATTTCTGCGTTTGCACCAGTAACACCTCTGTTTATGGAGATGGAAGCAAATTGTCCTTCATTTGATGATGCATTTAATGTAAACACATTTGAGTTATAGATTGTTGTACCATTGATAACAAAATCTCCACCAACAGACAACTGACCGATAGTTTGTAAATTGTTTACAAAAACTGATGCGTCATTAGCATCAATTTTTTGTGTCACTCTCATCGTTGCAGTGTTTACAGAAACATTTGATTGTAATGTATTTGCAAATACATTACCTGTTACATTTAATAATGGTGTAAAGACTATGCTGTTTGCTTCTAGTCTATTTGCAAATGCTGTTGTTGATACACTTAAAATTTGTGTATTAACGGATGTATTTGCCTGTACTTGGTCAATCAATGCACGCTGAGTCACAGATATAGTTTCTGTATTGGCTGATGTATTGGCTTGTAAAGTATTGGTATGAGTTTTACCTGTTACAGCTATAGCTGCAGTGGTAATTAATGTGTTTGCAATTAAATTTTTTGTCCAACTGGTGTTAACAACACTTGAGTTGGATGTATTCATTGAAGAATTTGCTTGAACAGTCTGAGTTAATGTGGTACCCTCAACGTCTATTGAAGGTGTATAGATATGTAAGTTTGCAGTAAGATAATCACCAAAAGAATTTATTGAATGTAATGTTGGTGTGGTTATATTTGCTGCAGCAAAGAATGATGTTGAGTTGGTGTTACCAACAGTGAGACTATTATTTTGTATGTAAACGGTATTTGCAAATACTATATCACTGAACACTGTGTTTGCTGCATAAACATTATCATCTACATATGTGGATGAGTTTACAAAGAAATTATTACTCACATATGCATTACCTGATATGAAGGCTTCAGGTACACGAATAGATGAATTTGCAACTATGTTATTAGCTAATACTGTATTTACAACAGAAACATTTGATGTGTTTACGGATGAGTTTGCTTGTACTCTACTTACATACAACGTATTAACAATAGAAGCATTTGATGTGTTTACGGATGAGTTTGCTTGTAACGAGTTACCAAAGATACCAGTTGTTATAGAAATGGTTGCAGCGTTAATAACTGTGTTAGCCTGAATTTCTGTGGTTGTTATAGAAGTGTTTGATTGTAAACGACTTGTGAAGATACTACTGTTTGCAGTAAGTACATCCGTAACAACTTGATTATTTGCTTGCAGTCTATTGGTAAACGTTGAACCAGTAACAGATAATGTTGATGTGTTAACTTTCTGACGAGCTTCTAGAATATTTAAATCTAGGTCACCACCAACATACAAATCTCCAGCAACTCGAGCATTGTTTGCTACTCTTAATCCATATCCAGAACCTAAAACATTTAACACATTGGCAATGTTTGCACTACCTGATGTAATCAAACTTAGTTCTGTGTTTGTAAATAAACCTTGGCGTTCAACAGTTAAATCATTCTGTACAACAGCATATGAACCAACACCTTGAACACTCAATACTTTTTGTACAATAACATTTCCGTTAGATTGTAAAGCATTCAACGTGCCTTCGGAAAGATAAATTGTTCCTGAATCTTTCACATAATTGTCTTTAGCCAATACATTATTTTCAGCAATCAATGCATTGGTTGACGTTAACCAATGGCCGAATGTATTGGCATAACTTAATGAGGTAACTGTATTAGCCATTTTAACCTTTTTCTAATAGTTTTAGTAACAAACTTTTTATTTCTGTCATGTCTTGTTTCATTTCTGTAATATCAGACTTTACTTTATTTATTTCTTCCTTTTGAGACTCCATACCACGGCGCCTAGCCAGATAGTCGTCTAGTCCTGTTTTATCTTGGTTGATAATGGCACCACTTCTAGGATCCCTCACTAGTTTAGTGCCTTGTACCTTCAGTAGTTGCATAATTAGAATACAGTGTTAGTATTTGGTGGTAAAGCAATACATCTCATGTCAGACAAATGTGGAACAAGGGTACTATCTGTCGTTGTTAATACAACTTTAATAGCAAACTGACTGAATGTGTAGTATGTTTGGCTATTGTTACTTAAATAAGAAACAAAACCTTGTTCTTTACCTAAAGTTCCTGGTGCAAATGTGTATTCATGTAGGTTATTTCTTGATTGTGAATATAATCCATCACTACTGTTTGTTTTTGTCATTAACTGCCAATAACCATCATCAAAACCTTGTGTATCATTTCTACTCAAGACTTTATAATACACGTTAACATCTGTTCCCAAAGGACGATATGCAGACAAATAAACATTTAGGTCACCTGAATCAAATCCACCTTCCAATACAACCTTCTTAGTGATGTATCTTGTTGCGGCTGGACCACCTCTAACAGAAGTTTCACCGGCAACAACAGCTGTTGCGCCAGTTCCTGGTGTGTTATTTGCATCAACGATTGTAATGGTTGGTGTTTCGATGTAACCTGCACCTGGTGTGGTAATATAAATTGCATCAATAACACCACCAACCACATTAGCTGATGCGTAAGCTTGTTCGCCATTTTTACCAGTTGGTGGTGAAATTGTAACTGTTGTGTTTTGAACATTGTAACCACTACCACCACTAGTGATAGAAATTAAACCATTTGACAATTCACAGTTGTTGATATCATATTCGATTGTGAATACTGAAGTGCCTGCATCAGAAATAATTGGTGATACCGCATCGTCAATTGAAATCAAGTATGCATACATCGAGAAAGATGTTGTTGAATTGGCCTTGATAATTCTTTGACCTTTATTGTCATTCAAATAAATGTGTTCGTGCATTGTTGTACCATATTTACCTGGATTAATATTTACCTCTGAGGTATCGGTGCCATTTTGAAGCGTTGCGGAATATGTGTAATTAATACCTGTTGATGAAGGAACAAAATCTGTGGTTGTCAAGTTGAAAGCATCAACTAATAAGTCAACATCAGAAGTTGTACCAACATTGTTGACCATGGTATTAGCATTTGTGAAATAATCAATTTGATTTTCCACTAATGTTCTTTGTGGCATTTTTTTAGGAACAATCATTCTAATTGAAGGTGTTTTTGTTATGTCAAATTTTGCACGTTCAATAGTAAACATCAAACTTTGGTTTTGATCCGCTGTCCATGTTTGGGAATTTTGTGACAAGAATAATGATCCAACATAAGGTGCTGCACCAATTTTTGTAATTGAACTTGGATATGGATCAGTTGCAAGATTCTTAACTGAAGAAGGTAATGCTATGTCTCCGTTGGAGGCTGTGTATAATAAGTATTCGTTTGAGGATGATTTCAAAACAATTGAATACATCACTTCGGATTGGATGTACACAGGTGATTTGAAAGTAAATTCTGTGTATGTAGTTTCATCCAAATATTGTGGAGATTCAGAGGTTTTAATTTTGTATGCTGGTAGAATAACAATCGAATTGTCTAATGTTGATCCATTTGGATAACCATTGAGTGTTCCAACAATTGATAATGTTACCGGCGCAGCATCACTGGCTGGTTTTTGTTTAAAGAATACTCTAACAGAGGTAATAAATGCACCATTTGAAAAATTGTCTTTATCTATGATGAAAGTCTGTGCTACTGGATCTCTTGGCTCAGGTGGGATAAATGTAAATGAAGATGTGGTGGTTACATCAACAGTTGTTTTGTAAGTTATTACATCTCTTTTTTTACTTTGTGTGAATGTGTCTTTTGCTCCGGAAGGTGATGCGCCGAAATCTATATTTTGTGCATTTGTTTGTAAACCGGAAGCATAGAATGTACCTTCTGCATATGTCGTTATAGTAGATTCGTTTCCATTGAAACGATTGTCCATACGGAACACTCTAGTGCCTGTGTGGAAAGTATTTGCAGGTATTGTAAATATACCAAAAAAACTACCTTCTTCATTGGTTACAAATGTTCCTATTGAGTATAGGTCATTAACGGCACAAGATATTGGTGTTGCCAATGTAATCACTTTAGATGTTCCGTTATAACCGGTGATTACTGCTGATTGTCCTTGGCCAGTACCACTATTGATATATAAAGTTTGGCCAACATAGTCTGTGTTTGTTGAAGATGCAAGTGTTGATAATGTTAACTGTGTTGTGCTACCAAAAGCCCTAATCAGACCACCATTATGTTTCTGACTACTGAAAGTACCTTGTGCTGTGCTGGTTTGATAAACACCTTCAGCATTAAATGTGGAATTTACTAAAGCATTTCCGTTATGGTATGTTGTAGTTTTACCGTCACCCGCAACATACAATCTCATACTATTTGAGTTTGGATAATCATATACACCAATAACAATACCTGTTGGTACAAAAGTGCCAGCTGAGTAGTAACCAACAATATCATTTGGTTCGAATGTGCCAACAACATTGGTCAATTCAATTTCATTTGTTTTCTTGATGTATTTGTCTGTACTGATTGTATCAAAGAAACTATAAACCTTTGTCTTGTATAACATCCCTTCAGCACTGATAGTAATTTCTTGCGGTCTTATCCACGGTAGAATACTAATGTCATTAATGTAACCATTATTCAATGAATAAGTATTGTCTAGTTTACTATATGCACCAAGTATATCTGTACCACTTTGATTTGTTACAGTTTTATATGTTGATGATGTAGTTGTTTGCTTAACATTTTCTGTTGTTATACCTGTAAATCGGCCACCAGTTACGTTAGACCAAGTTGTTTCTGAAGAATTTTGTTTATCTAATGTGGTTGTACCACCAACTGTTTGCCAATCACCTGACACTAATGTATTAACTGTGTCTGAACTTTGCCAAATGTGTAGATTCGGATCAACAATTAATAGTGAAGGAGAATAAGTTGTATCAACCCAATTGTCAACGTTAGGTGACAATGCAACCAATCCTTTTGATTCTGTGACAGAGAAAGGATTAATATTGACTGTTCTACTTGCCAATCTTTGTGCAATAATATTTGTTGATGTGTATGGTAAAGAGAAGTAGTTGTTATAACCGGATGATGTTCGTGCAAAATTCAATAAAGAAATTGCACTACTTGTTGCTTTTTCCATGTTATAAGCTAACGCCAAACTCTTTAACGGGAAGTTTTTGACAGTTTGTTTTGCTGTCATACGCTTTGTTCTACGATTGATAGATGCATTAAAGTCTGCAACTCCAGAATCAGCTGCTGAGTAACCAGAAAAATCATCAACCATGATACCGTTTTTGAATCTGTTTAGTCCATATGCATCAGAAATCTGCAATGAATTTGCATTTTGTTCCAATGCATTTAACGCTGTATAGTATTCAATTCTATTAATTCTTGTATCCAATCCAGCAATATCTGACATGGTATAACGGCGATTTTGTACCGATTCTATAGACAAATCGGATAGTCCAGTTGAGATTTCTGTTGGAACATATCCTGTGTATGGTCTATGTGTAATGTTGGCCAAAACTAGTGATCCATCTGGTGCATTAGGCAACAATGGATTAATAGAAGGTGAACCTTCAATGATTTGAATTGATTTATCTTTTGATATAATTAGTTTGTCTTTACGTCCAAGATAATAAGAATAGTCACAAATAAAGGTCGACAAATCAGCAGGTTGTAATGTACCTAATCTAGTTGAAGAAGGATTAGAATAACGGAAAACAAATTGTGTTTGTGCATTGAGTATTGAGGGTCTAAAGTCTATACAATCTCTCAATGAATACACGGCACCATGTTTACTGGTGTATGATGGAATCTCATTGTAGTTTTCTGGTGAACTTGAGTTATCAATGTATGACATTTTACTAAAGTAACCATCACCACCACTGTGTTTATAATAGTCTAGAATAATAAGAAGGTTGCCTGTAGGTTTAACAGCACCTGGTCTTAATGTTAATGATGCATGGTCATAATAACTATCTTTTTGGCCGTTATCAAATATGTATCTGTTTGTAACATCATAAGAACTGTTTGTTAACATATCCAGAGTTGGATACACATTGGTTTTTGTGTCAATAATTTTTATAATTTCTTTAACATCAGACAAATATAATGATTGTTTTAAACCATTAGTCAAAACACCAGCTGCCTTAATATAAACGTGGCCTGTTGAACTTGCTGAGTCATCAACAAATGTATTTGTGGCCACAGTAGTCATATAACCAGAAGCATTACTTGATACTGCTGTTGTATTTCCTGTGACTAGATTTTTAATTCTTAGTATGTGACTAGTGTTAGTGCCATCAACAACAAACACCTTTGCAATAATTGTTGCAGTAAATGCGGTCAAATCTGATGTTGGTGTTGTGAATGTTGCAACCGAACCATCATTATTTAAGGTAACACTTCTACCATTCAATGTCCAAGGAACAACTTGTCCATTAGTCAGTGTACTATTTGATTGTCTGTCTGTAACAATAATTGTATAACATTGTTCAACAACATCACCCGATAATGTTGTGCCTTCATTACCCAAATGTTTAATAACGTTGGCGTAACTACTTGTGTAAGACAATTCAGCTGACAGAGTTGAACCAGAAACGTTAAAATTTATACCTTTAATTTCTTGATATGTTGTATAAGATGGTGATGAAATTTCAGAAACAAATGGATTACCAATTGGGTAAATCATTTCTGGTATATTTGGATTTTCAAAAATGGCATCACCTGATGGTATGTTACCAACTTTTCCTTGATTGTCAATCCTTGCACTGGCATATCTTACTTTTGGATATGTGTTATCACTGTTTGTAAACACCATAGATTCAATATCTGGTGTATCAAAGTTTAAAACATATACTGATGAACTATCTGGTGTAACACTCCATGATTGACTTACTGTTGCAACTCTTGTAGTGCCATTGTAATTTGAAATAGTTCTGGTCTCACCTGCATTGGTTCCTCTGGTGATAGTAACATCAACGCCTTCATACGCACCATCTACCGATGATGTTATACCATTAATGCTAGCCAATACTATTGATGTTGCATTTGCTGAAATGACATTTGCTGAAATAGATTTGTTTTCAATGTCATAAATGTGTGCTTTGAAAACATAAGTTGATGCATCACCATTTGATGGACTGCTATCAAATTGTAGTCCACGAATATATGCTGTTGCAACTAATGTGGAATTATAAGTTGATGTGTTTGCGGTATTGATATTTGTATTCGAAACACAATGAAAATCTACTGTGTTGGCTGTTGTTACGGGAAATGTGGATGTACCTATGCCACTAACATTACTAACCAAAAAATAACTACCATAATCTATAAAAGATGGTTCGTTATTTTGAGATGCTGTTGTTCTAGCACGATTAGAAATGATATTGATTGGTGATGGATTTTCCACACGATATCCGTGTACATAAGCCAGACCTTTACCAATGTTCATGGTATATTTGTCTTCATCATCTGCATAACTTTTTGGCGTTAACTTGAAATCTTGTATGATGTAGTCACCGTTGGTTTCATAATCACGTTTGGCAAAGTAATCATCAATGGTTGCATAGACTGAACCATCAACCATTCTGTATACACTACCATCCTCAATTCTCACCAATTCAATAAACAAAGAATCGTCACCAAAAAATAACGGTCTTGATGATATCTGTAAACTGATTACATAACGGTCTGCACCTGGTGCTTGATAGTTGGATGCACCAACTGCTGGATCCAACAATGAATTATCGTTTGCGTAATCGAATATTGTTTCGGTTATTTCCAAACCAACCCGTCTTGATGGTGTATTACCATACTTGTCCAAGATAACTGTTTGTGGAGTTACTTGAACAAAGTTACCTAGTACATAGAAAACGCCTTGTGAAATGGATGCAATTGATGATGGACCTACTGATTCACTTGGCATAGCCTGACAGGCTAGATTTGAATCTGAATCATAAATGATATCGTTGTCGGTAAATTGTGTTCCGGTTTTGTATGAAACAATCAACGTTGCCGCATCACCTTCACCTGCTGTGCCTGTTGCTACCGCAGTTGTTATAACTCTAGCAACAACAGTTCCATCAGCATTTCTAATTAATTTATTCTCAAATTGTTCGATATCAATATTGATACCTTCAAATGAATCTTGAATCTTAATATACTTTACATCAAAATTGGTCGTAACCTGTCCACCTGTAACGGGAGAATTTTGTTTGAAAATGTTGTCCGCAAAACTGGTGATTTGATTTTGTAATATAGTTTGCGCTTGTGTTAATTCTCTTGCTTGTACAGCAACACCAGGTTTAAACAATATACGATGGAAGTTTTTTGTTCCATCGAAATCGTCATAGTATGGATCAACGTTAAAATTTAAAGCCATTTTTTTCCCTTAGAAACCTAATACGAATCTGAATTGTTCTATGCCATCAGTACTTCTTTGAACACCGGATCTATTCTGTACATAAATCATATAACCAGAATGAACTGCAAAATTTGGAGTACTATATGACAATAGTGTTCTTGTTGTCTTTGAATCTTGGCCAAATATTGGACTGTTATTTGCTGGAGTTCCTGTAGTATTTATCAGCTTAATTAGATTGGAACCACCATCAAAACTCAAAACGTTTGCATAAAATGTTGGATTGGCCAACGTACCTTGATATACGAATTCATCTGGTGTATAACCTGCATCTGAACCTGGAGCCACAACAATATTTGTTGTTGTGCTATAGATAATACCATTAGCTGGGTTTGGATTGAATTGTTTTGTGGTTGGATTTACTATGATGCCTACTTGGTGATAGTCAATATCTGTTGGCACGAAACCATTTTCATCACCATCAAACTCGGCGGTCAACATAACATGTTCGCAACCTAATTCGGAAATAGGATCAAAACCGTGGCCACCAATTGGTGATGTTGCCCATGTAACGTTGGCGTTACTACCTATTGTGGAAGTCACCGCAATATTGGCATAGGTATAGTTGCTACCTGGATTTACCACAATAATATCTCTAACTGAACCACCATCCACTAATGATTCCACGTTTGCTGATGCGCTCGCACCTGTGCCGTCACCTGTGATAGTAACATACACAACCGCATTGACCGTGTCATATCCTGACCCACCATTTATGACGTTGATAACATCTATACTGCCCGCACCTGCACTGGTAACTAATGGATTAGGAGTGTTTGAACCCACCTGCACAGGCATCCATTCTTTGTCCATGAATTTTAGTTTTAGACCAGTGTCGATGGTGTACATAAATTTCCATTTGTAACCATCGTCACCTTGGAAGATTCTGTTAGCTGAGTATGTACCAGGTTCAAAGTAAGGTTCTCTTGTTGATGCACCAGCGTTGTTGTTCCACAAACACTTGAAGACCTGGTCGTATTTGTTTTTGACGTAGAATGTTTTAGTTATAAAACCGTTTGCATCTTTAACCAACATATCAACATCGTCACGGAAATAATCATACACTGTGCCTGTAGTCCAGTTCACTCGCTGAATGACTGGTGAAATATCACTTGTCTTAATTTGTTTTGCAACAAAGATATTCTTTTGAATTTGTTTCATTGACTTCAAGTCACCTGTTGGTGTAACAGGATTATTATTGTCTGCCCATGGAGTTGGCTTGGCCAAGAAACAATAGTAAGAATGTATTGGTATTGTAATTGCAGGTGGTACTACTGCAACTGGTGCATAATACAAAAGGTCTATTTGAGAAACCTTTGATGCGCTTGTGAGTATGTTTTTATTTGCCATGATTTATTTATTATGCCTTTGTAATAGATACAAAAGTATTTTGTGTCGTTCCGTCAATACTCATGTATCTTGCCAAAATGGTTGTTGTTGCCGGTATTGTATATGTTGTTGCATTAATTGTTGAATTTAATGCAGAAACTCCGTGTGTAAACACTTGACTTGTTGCAGCAGTATTTGTAATCCATGCAACAACTTCTTTACCTGTTAATAAATCGGATAGTGTAACTACCAATCCAGCGGCAGTCTGAGCACGAACCAATGATTGTGTTGTCATATTAATTGTGATTGCAGTCTGAACACCAGCAAAAACTGTCGGTGTATAAACGAAACCGTTTTTTGGTTCAATTGATCCGGTGGTAATCAGGCTACCATCAAGTGTGCCACTTGCATTTGCTAATGCATTGTTTGCTTTGGTGAAGGCACCATTAGCGAATGATGCACCAGAATTGGCTGTTATGAAAGCACCATTAGCAAATGATGCAGTTGTATTTTGTGATTCGTAAGATGCATTGGCTGTTACAAAAGAACCATTAGCAAAACTAGCAGCTGCATTGGCTGTTTCAAAAGCACCGTTAGCAAAACTAGCAGCTGCATTGGCTGTTACAAAAGCACCGTTAGCAAATGATGCTGTGGTATTTTGTGATTCGTAAGATGCATTGGCTGTTACAAATGCTGCATTGGCAAATGATGCAGTTGTATTTTGTGCAGTATAGGATGAGTTGGCTGTAACAAATGCTGCATTTGCGAATGATGCACCACTATTAGCAGTTACAAAAGCACCGTTAGCAAATGATGCAGTTGTATTTTGTGCTGTATAAG